GACTTTTCGGCCTTGCGGGTTCGTGTGATTGACGCTGGCCCCTGGTCCATCAACTGCGATCTGCAGATGGTGGCTTCAAGCCATATGCAGTCGCTGTTCATCCGCTGGCCAAAGACGTTCCACGTCAACACCGCCGAGCAGATCGTGCAAGTAGTGGACGGCAAGCATGTTTACTGTTCTGACGTCAGTGAATACGATCAGTCCATGAGCAAGGACGCGATCGCCGTCGTGTTCGAGACCATGCGCGAACAGTACCCAGAAGGCGTGTGTCGGTCGGCCGAGAGGCTGTACCAGGCACCTTACTACGCTAAGCCGCTGTCACTCGACGGCACGCGGGGAAACTGGGTCGCCAATCCGCTGGACTGGAACTTCAACATGAACTCGGGCAACCGCTCGGGTCACGCGTTCACGTCCTTAGTCGCAAAGGTGAACAAGGTTATCGAAACTTTGTTCTTGTTCGACTTCTTGTACCCCGTTACGGAGCGGAGTATCATGCAATACCTGAAAGGAGATATGCCAATCGGTCTGGTTAACAATGGTGACGACGAAATCGTCTGGACTGTAACCCAGGGCGACATGAACAAATTCAAACTGCTCAGATCCGACCGTGCGTTGGGTCACTACGCCGTCAGTCCTGAGGACGGGCAGGGTTTCTCGGGGCTGCTGCTGGTTCGTCCGGATCCGGACCAGTTGCGTTACGTTCCGACGGCCAAGCTGCAGACTCCGATCGAAAAGTGCTACGTCCCGGAGCGCAGCATCGGGACGATGATGCGTCGTTTCTGGCCCGTCGGCTGGTTCGATCGCATCGACTCACTGCACACGTCCGATGCGGGCCGTGCGATGTGGGATTTACACAACTTCGCGTATCGTAAGCACCTCGAACCCAAATACGGCAAACTCATGTCGTTGCTGGATGAGGGGATCAAGACATTACCGATCTCTACGACCGGACTGACCGCCATCGACCGAGAGGTTCTGGCCGATCCCTCGAAGCTGCACTACAAGTACCCCTCGTCTGACGTGTCGGACAAGGTTCTCAATCTCATCACGTCAAATATTCCAGCTACATACGTTGAAGGCTGGCTGCGACGCTACTACAAGGGCACATTCATATGAGCATGAC